GCCTACATGAAGCACAACCCATCCTGCTGCGGCGACGACTATGGGGTAAGCGACAATCCGGCTACGGCTGGATGGCAGTGCGCCTATTCTGGGTTTTGTGATCGCGAGACGGCTGAGATTCATCTGATAAAATCGGTCGGTTCGGGTACACTTACTTTCGACGATCCCCTTATGATCGCGTATCGATCAACCGGTGGACATGCCGCTCTCGTGTATAAGCCCAATCCCGCCTTCGTTCAGCAAGCAGGTTTGGAGAACATCACAATATTCCGCCCCGCTGGCGCCGCAATCGAATTTCACTTCTGCGCCTATTGCTGGATGAAAAATGTAGAAGCTCGCGGGTGGGAGCATGATGGAGTTATCTTTGCCCAGACAGCGAGAGATCAGGTCGAAACCAGTTTCGTAACAGACGCATATTCATCTTGCAACAATGGTGACGAGTATCCAATCACGATTGATCAAGGATCGTCCGAGATATATGTCGTGAATAGCATTACTCGATTTGGCGGAAAGGGTATGACGGTACGCGCCGCCGGAGCTGGATCGGTGATAGCTTACAATTATATTGACGATCAGGCATATATGGCGTGCATTGGTCCAACTTGGATGGATGCGAGCCTGAATGCATCGCATTTTGCTGGTCCTCATGACGTTTTATTTGAAGGAAACTGGTCTGCAAATATGGATAATGAACGTACCCATGGAAACAACGTTTATATTACTTACTTTCTTAATTATTCCGCCAGCTTGCGCAGCACGTTCACGGAGCCGGTTCATGGGGCGGTTATAGATGACACGGTTCATTCGGGTAACACCGGAAGTTCTGGGCATGGTCCATATAGAACGGCGGGTCCGCAAACATATGATTACTGGCACGCTTATGTTGGTAACGTGCTTGGAACGCCGGGATTCTCGACGACCGCGAATAATTGGCAACAGAATTGCACCTATAATGATGCGCTGTATGCGTATTTAGGGTGTATCTGGATGCTTGGATGGAACGATGTCAACGGCGCGGTGAATGATCCAAATCTGTTTCCCGGTACGAGTGGCGTGAGCTATATATTCCGTCACGGCAATTACGACTATGTGAGCGCTGCGGTCAATTGGGATGCAAACACTCCCGATCATTCGCTTCCTAACTCGTTTTATGTATCATCGAAGCCGTCGTGGTGGCCGTCCGGTTATCCATGGCCATGGGTGACGCCAACCGCTGGCACTAAGCTTCAACCCGGACCGTCCGGTTGCGGCGGGACGTGCTCGGGCCTTCCCGCCAAGGCGCGCTTTGATGCCGGTACGCCGTTTGTGCAGCCCTAATGGCTAATCCAACTCTAGTTCAGCATGTCGGATCGACGCTAAACGACAACAATGGGATTGTAGGAAACGGGTTTACCTTTGCCCTGCCAAATCAAGTAGGCGCTGGAAACTGCTTAATTCTGTCTGCTTTTATGCCTTATTCGTCCTCAAGGCATTTAACGATCACAGATTCCTCCGGGGATAGCTGGGCATCCTCCCAAGCAATTGTGACCACAGACTCAGCGACGACTATTGTGGGCATATATGTTCTCCCGAATGCGAGCGCTGGAAATCACATTCTAACCCTTACATTTGACGCTTCGATCAAGCCGTTTGCCTACGAGTTGTCTGAATTTTACAATGTAGCGACAGCCTCGGCTGTGGACGGCACGCATGGGACATCTAGTATCGCTAGTCCTAACGTCTCGGCTGGGTCATATACACCTACGACCAATAACGACGCCAATGGCGGACACCTGATTTGGACGGTATGCCGATCGAATGACAATGTTGGCGCCAATAACGCGAATGCTGCTTCAAATATCGCTCCTACTGGAAGTCAGCAGTTGCTCAGCGCCGATAACACATGCACAATTCCCGGCGCGTCGTCTTATTATGTTCAAGCGACAAACGCCGCGATCAATCCGGGCTTTACGATTACGCAATCAAGTGGCACAAATTTCGTCTGTGCGTCTGTAGCGCTCAAGGCAGCGAGCGCCGGCACGGCGCCCGGCGCGGGAATTCGCATCAAGCGAATATTGCATACAACCTATGTTCTAGGTGGGACATCGGCAGTATTCCATTTTCCGAGCGATGGAAATCTCCTCTATGCCGCGACGTCGATCGGCAGTGATGGGGACCCGATTTCAAGCGTTACGGACTCAAACGGCCAAACCTACACGAATCCAGGTGCGGCGGGGAATCCGCAATGTTTCTACCATCAGAACGCGACGCCCTCTAACGCACTAAAGATCACATTTAACGTTACTGGACCACAATTCTCGATGCGCATGATGGATATAGTCAATGCGCAAGCGAGTGCATACGATACGACCGCAGGCATCTACACAGCTAATCCATCAAGCGGAAATGTCACTGTTGATCTCCCGACATTCACGCCGACTTACGCGCCCGGATTAACAATCGTCACGGTTGGCTTTGGAACGGGGCCGGGAACTGGGATGGGGGCTGGCTCACCTGCAGGAGCGGTGTTTGACCTCGTTGCTTATCCAAATGAAACCGATTCAGATCGCATGGACAACGCAGATGCTGTTGGCCACGTGTACTATTCCACTCTGGCGACTCAGCACTGGATTTGGGCCATTGGGAATGCGTCGCGCGGATCAACTGCGTTCGCAACTGCGATCTCATTTAAGGGGGCGGCGACTTCAGTTCATATTCCTCCTCCAAAAATGATCATGATCACATGATAAAGCGTCGGATGTAAGATATGGCGGTAGTATTCGACGCTAGCACTGGATCTGGAAACACCACCGATACGGGAAGTGTTCTCACCGTCAGCAATACCCATCTGACGGTTGGGTCAGGATCGAATCGAGCCCTAATTGCGTTTTTGACTTTACACAACGATACTGCCCCTCCAAGTCTTGCCTGCGCATGGGACCCTAGTGGAACCAATCAGGCAATGAGTCTGATTTCTGGAACCGGATTTGGGAGCGGGTCCAGCTCGATGTATTCCGCGATATTCGGTCTATTGAATCCGACTCCCGGAAACAAAACTCTAACGGCGAGCTGGTCTACCTCTTCGATGGAATCCCATCTAGCGGCGGTTTCGTTTACCGGAGTCAATCAGACAGATATCGCAACCGCGTTCCCTGGCGGAACGGCATCGGAGGGGACAGTTTCGTCCGGAAGCTTTAACGTCACGTCAGCAGTCGGAGATATGGTTGTCGCGTTGTTCACAAATGGTTCCGCTGCATTCGCTTCGACAAGCGGCTCGACGATTGATCTCGACACCACGGCGGGTGGCTTTTTTGCGATGGCCACGCTGTACCAATCCGGCGCGGCGACGGTCACTGCGACGGCGGCGTGGGGCGGAACAAGCATTATAGCGAACTGGGCCGGTTGCAACGTGAAGGCGGCGGTTGGAGCTTCGCAGCCGTGGACCGGAATGCCGATACTAGGACCGATCCTGGTGCAGTAAACTCGCTCCCCGTGAGCGGCGGGAGCACCGATGGCCATAGCTACCAATCAACAGGTCTTTCGGTTTCGAACGGACTCGCTGGCGGCTGACCAGGCAACGGCGGGCGCTTGCACATGGGGTGCTGCGCAAAATGTAAATTATAACCCGCCGCTCGATACGCCGTTTCGCATTCGTTTCGCAATCGCCGATACGGGAACAACCTCCGTCGGCGCGACGGCGTGGCGCATTTTCGCCTCGTATAATGGCGGCGCATATGCTCAGGTCACGACGACCTCTTCGGGCAATCCTATTTTCTCGACCGATGCTACTGCAGGCAATTCGGCCGATGACAGTTCGATCACCAATAGCCTTCTAACCGGCGCTTCCGGGTCTTTCGTCAATGGCGCCTATGATGATACGGGGTCCATCGCTAGCCTAGGTCTCGCGACCGTATCATATTTCGAGCTAGAGTTCGGTCTTCAGATTAACTCGGCGGTGGCGGCGCCGGGAGCAACCCTCGCTTTCCGCGTCTATCGCGGGACATCGACGGCGCTCAACACCTACACCGTCACGCCGCAATTCAATGTTCCGTTTCGACCGGCGGTCGCGACCACCCTCACGACTTCGGTCAGCGCGCCTATTGCCGGCACGGACCGAAGTCCGGTCCCGAATGAAGTCGACCTCTTAATTTCTACCTCGGCTCCGCTCGTATCGGCTGGCCAGGTCATAAATAATCCTCCGTTCGGAGAGTCCGGCTTTCTAGAGGTCTTCGACTACCGGGGTATTTTCTACAGCGTCTCGTATCAGATACCACTTCCGAGGCGCTCGGCGTTCGGGTCAAACATCGGGGCTCCGTACTCAGGAGCTCTCGACCTTACGGTCGGTGGAGCTCCGACTCTCGTTCAGACGACCACCACCACTCTGTCGCCGGCTGCAGCATCCGCCTCGTTGGCGACAGTCACGCCGAGCGTTAACTGGATCTTCGTTGACGCGCCAGCGGCAGGGTCACTCGCAAGCGATAGCGGAACCGTAGTTCCGAGCGTCACACGGACGCTCCCGTCGCCGAGCTCTGCGTCACTCGGGCTAGCGTCACAGGCGCCGAGCCTCTCATGGATCTGGGCTCTCCCGCCTGCCGCATCTACAGTCTCGCTGACGGCTACGGCGCCTGCGACAACAAGCACCCTGGTCGTCGGTTCGGCGACCCTTTCCGGGGCTCTCTCGGCTCCGAGCGTCACAACCTATCTGACGCCAGCAGCCGTAGGCCTCTCGCTGTCGCCGTCTGCGCCGCAGGTTGCGTTTCTCGAATATCCAGGAACTCTATCCCTCTCGCTGTCGGCTCCGGCGGCGGTCCTGACCTATACCTATAATTTCTCGCCGTCATCCTATACGGCGTCACTTTCCGCGTCCGCGCCGTCCTTGGTTCCTATCACGGTTGACGTTCCCGGCGCCCCGACGCTGGCGACGTCTTCAGCGGCTCCGATAGCGCTTATCAGCTCGGTCGATAGCCCAGCGTCATTCTCGTCGTCCTTGGCGACAACGGCTCCGATCTTCTCCTATACCGGGCAATCATATTTTCCGTCCGCCGGCTCGATCTCTCTGGCGGCTAACGCCCCGGTTTTATCAGGATCTACGACCTACACCTATTCGCCGGGATCTCCGGTTCTGTCGTTGTCGGCGGCCCTTCCGTCGTCCTCATTCAACTTTGCATATTCTCCGGCGTCCCTGGCATTGATCGGATCAGTTGGATATCCGGTCTTCGGATATTCGTTTATAGACACTGCCGGCGGAGCCTCCCTCGCTCTGTCGGCCTCCATCCCGTCGCCTAGTTTATACGCCACACCCGCGTCCGCTTCGATGGCGTGCGCCGCGTCTGGGAACGCACTCTCGTTCCCAGAGGTTCCCGGCGCCGCCGCTATGGCGCTCTCGCCTTCTGCTCCGTCTCTAGCCAAATCTGCCTCCCCGCTAGCCGGCTCTCTGAGCCTCGCCGCGTCGGGAAATTCGCTCACGTTCCTCGACGTTGCTGGGGTTGCCCCGCTAGCTCTTACGACGGTTATCCCGTCCGTATCTTCGTTTGCTTCTCCGGCCGTTGGCTCCCTGTCACTTTCGGGCTCAGCGCCGACTCCTAATACAGTAGTCCAACCCGCCGTCGCGGCCTTGTCGCTTGCGGGTTCCGTTCCTCTATCCCCGGTTTGGTCGGTTCCGCCGTTCGGGATGGCCAGTGTTTTCGAAGGCGTCTATCCCCAAGGGTCGGTTTACTTCGCACAAGCATTCCAAGTTCCTCTGCCGCGTCGTTCGCCTGCCTGGACGATCGTCGGTCTCACTATTCTATCTCCGAGTTCCTCAACTCTCGCTCTTTTGTCCTCTGCGCCGAGCACCTTCACGGGTGTCGTTGGCACCGCTTCGCTGTCTCTGGCGGCAAGCGCACCACAAACAACCATTACCGTCCCTGCGGTCGACACCCCACCGTTTGGGACTCTCGTGACGTTCTTCGAGCCATGGTTCGGTCCAGAATGGATTGCAACCATAGCCCGTCAGCGGCGGTTCGTGAACGCCAGCATCTCGGTTCTATCTCCGTCCTCCGTCCAACTATCTCTCTCGCCGTCCCCTCTCGGCAATTTTTCGTTCAACGACTATCCGTATTCCGTCCAACTGTCTCTCTCGACTTCCGTTCCCCGTCTCTCGTTCTTTATCACTCCGCCATCCGTCCAACTGTCGCTTTCCCCGTCCGTTCCTGCGATTTTGTTTCCCGACGTTCCGTCGTCCGTACAACTCTCGCTTTCCTCTTCGACGCCAGGTTTCTACGCCACTCCTGCCGACAACCCTCCGTTTGGAATCCTCATCACGGTGGTCGATCCGTGGGGACCGGCTGATCCGCTCCCCACTCTTCCGCGCCGCCTAAATCCAGTCTTCCTTACGGTCGCGAACGTTCTTAAGCCGGGCGCCGGGCCGCTATCGCTGGCGACGTCCGCTCCCACGAGTCTCATCAGCGGAGTTGCAGACACTCCGGTCGCCGCCGCGCTATCTCTGACGGGCGGCTTGGCTCCGACAGTCTCTGCCGGATCGTTACCTGGGTCGTCGAACATCGTTCTGTCGTCTAATGCGCCGGCAGTTGTGCTGGTCGTTAGCGACGCCCCCTCTGCGGCAGGTCTATCAACGTCAACGACGTCGCCTGCTGCGAGCTTTAGCCTTGGTTCCGTCGCGGCTTCTCTGTCGCTTACGGCAGGGTCGCCGGCATCCACATTCTCGTCCCTACCGCCCTCGACCGCGCTCGGGCTATCTACCTCCGCACCTGCGGCATTCGCCGGTCTTGCGCCGTCCTCAGCCGTCCTGACACTGACTGCCGGCGTAACGGTCGAGAAGATCAATTTCGGCGTGGTTGCCGCCGCTCTCAACCTGGTGGCGTCTCCTCCTCTTCCTGCGCTCACTCAGACGCCTTCGACAAGTCCAAACCTGTCGACGTCGCCGTCAACACCCGCCGTCACTCTGTCTCTGGTCGCCGGAACGGCGTCGATATCTCTATCGTCGCTCGCACCGAGCATTGGAACCACGGCTGGGGATACGCCAGGATCGGCCGCGATTAACCTCGTGGGTCCGTCACCGTTGGCTGCCACAAGTTTCGTTCTCACACCGTCATCGGCATCGGCATCTCTGGTCGCTACCTCGCCGTCGATCAGCGTCGCGGTGCTTTCTCATCCGGGGGTCTCATCCCTCGCCATTTCGGCGGCCATCCCGGTTGCGTCGATCAGCATCCCCGAATTCCCCGGCGTCGCGGCAATCTCGTCAACGCTGTCGTCACCGGTTATCACATACACAGGCTCTACTTCTCCTGCGTCCGCAGTTTTGCAGGCGTCGGGGACACTCCCGTCCGTCGAGTTCAGACCGGTTCCAGGCGCCTCCCTTCTGACGACTGCGGCGTCGGCTCTGATTCCAAGTCTCGGACTGTCGCCTGGCGCGGTCGCGCTAACTGAGATCGTTGGCGCTCCGGTCGAAACCGTCATCGCGGTCGACAATCCTCTATCCGTCGCACTAGCGCTGTCTACGTCTGCTCCGACGGCAACTACGCTCTCTGGGAATGTTCCTTCGGTCGCCGCACTGACAATTAGCACAGCACCACCTTCTATCTCATCGTCAGGCCCTCCGCTTGCGCCGCCCTCGGTCGATTTGTCTCTGCAAACATCGGCCCCGGCTCAAGCCGAAACAGTCTCCCCAAACTCCTCGTCGTTGCGAATTACATCAGGTGCTCCACCGCTCGATATTTTCCTATTCGGGCCTGTTCCGGGCGTCTCGTCTCTGACTATCGTCTCGTCGAACCCAAGCTCGACGAGTACCACCGGAACCACGCCCGGAACAGCATTTCAGACCATATCGAGCGCGGCCGCATCGATCAGCCTCGCACTTGTCATAGGCGGCTCTGCGGCTCTCTCGGCGCTTCCCGCTGCCGCCGCCGATCTCATCTACGGGATCGCGTCCGATCCCACTTCGATAGCGCTTTCGACGTCGGCTCCAACGATCGCTTTCATTGCGTCCCCGTCCGCGACACCGCTTCGTCTCTCGCAAGAACATCCGTCCCTGACCAGTATCGTCATCAGCGTCATTCCAGAGACGGATATGGCGATTTCGTCCGATCCGCCGCTCCCGTCTCTTGTCCTCTCGTCCAGTTCGGCGCCGGATATCTCAATTCAGCCTGGCGGATGGATACTGTCAGGATATTCAACGCCCGCTGCGGCGACGCTGTCACTCAGCGCTTGGTATCCGCCGACGCTTTACGAGATGATACCGGAGCCGAGTCGAGACGATCTGCTCTTCCGGGCTCCAACGGTCAGAACTCTTACGAGGAGAGATATGGACTTTTGCGGCGTCTTCGATCCGATCAGCCCTGGCTCCGAGCGCCTCTTTGCTATCGACATCGGACAGGATCTCGATCCGTTCGACGCTATATCGTCGGCGACGACATCTGTCTCGATCGCGCGCTTTTCGTTGGCAACCGATCCCAACCCATCAAACATCATAGCGGGTTCGGTCATCATCTCAGGGGACCAGATCAGGCAGGCGCTTGGCGGGGATACACTTGTTCCTAACGCGACCTACGTATGGTTGACAAAAGCGACGACGATCCAGGGCAACACGATCGTGTCTTATGGACACCTCCCTTGCATCCCGATTCAATGAGGGGGAATTGATGGCGACTTACTACACGCCCGCGCGTGGTTCCGATCGCCAGACGGCGATCGCCGGTGCGACAACCCTGGCGGCAGGATCTCTTGTCGTCCGAAACGACACGAATGCGGTCGTCGCTGTCGCGAGCGCAGAAACCGCTACTCAACTCGGAACGGATCTTAGCAACTCGTCCGGCTTCGACACTTATGACGTCGCGATCCAAGGCCAGGACCCGCGCACCGGCCTCGGCATTTTCGAGACGTTTGACGGCGGTTGATGGCAAACGAAGTCAAACTGCTCGGTCCGGACGGATCACCTCTACCGCCGACGCCGCGCCGACGGATGCCCGCGCACAGTCAGCGCGCTCAGGGTTTAGTCGGAAGTTGGCGGGGGCTAGGAGGGCCTGCCTACGACGCGGCGGATATCTACGATCAGCATCTTGCATCCTGGAACCCGTATCTCTGGTCGCCGGATGCCGAGTTCAACATCTATCGCGACCGGATCGTCTCTCGCATCCGGGACCTCGTCCGCAACGACGGCTGGGCGTCCGGAGCGGTTACGCGGATTCTCGACAACGCTATCGGAGCGGCGCTTCGTCCGATCGCGAAACCGAACTATCGCTACATATCGCAGGCGCTCGATGACAAGCGGTTCGACGCTACGTGGGCGCGTGAGTGGTCGAAGGCGGCCGACGCTTACTGGGCAAGCTGGGCAGTCGACGATCCGGCTGGGCGGTGGTGCGACGCAGCGCGAAATCAGGACTTCGCCGACCTAATGAGGACCGCGTTCCGCCACAAGCTCGTTGATGGCGACGCACTTGCGATCATGCGGTATGAGAAAGGGAGAGTCGGACCTGGGCGCGCGCGATACGCGACGTGTATTCAACTCATCGATCCGGATCGTCTCTCGAATCCGCAACTACGATTTGACGACCAGAGCATGCGCGGCGGGGTCAAGGTCGACGACCTTGGCGCTGCAGTCGGCTACTATATCCGCAAGGCGCACGAGGGCGACTGGTTCAGCGCCGCGAAGGCGGTCACTTGGGAACTGATCCCGCGCGAAACGCCGTGGGGTAGACCTGTCACAGTCCATGACTTTGACTGTGAGAGAGCGGGACAGCATCGCGGCGGCGGCGGGATACTGCTTCCCGTCTTAATTAGAATGAAGATGCTGGCCAAGTATGACGGGGTCGAGTTAGACTCGGCGATCATCAACTCCATCTTCGCCGCTTACCTGCAGAGCCCGTATGATCCGCAGCTTGCGGCCGAGGCTCTCGACGACGGAGAGAAGCTCAACGCCTACCAAAAATTGCGTCGCACTTTTCACGACGAAACAAATATAATGCTCGGCAACTCACGGATGCCGATCCTGTTCCCCGGCGAGGAGATAAAGACGGCTCAGGGCGCGCACCCGACGAGCAACTTTCCCGCCTTTCAATCGGCGGTCATCCGCAACTTCGCGACCGCCGTCGGTCTGTCTGCGCAACAAATATCCAACGACTGGGGCGACGTGAACTACTCCTCAGCGCGCGGCGCGCTCCTCGAAGCATGGAAGACTCTCGGGCGCCGCCGCACCACATTTTGTTCCGGCTTCGCGGCTCCGGTTCGGGCTTGCTGGCTCGAGGAGAGCCTGGAGAGAGATGAGTACCCGTGGCCTGGAAACGAGCCGCTCGACTTTATTGACTTCCGAGGAGCGCTTTCACGATGCCGATGGCTAGGTCCGGCTGTCGGTTGGCTTGACCCGGTCGCGGAGGTCCAGGCGGCGATCATGCGAATGGACGGTGCGCTATCGACGCTAGAGGACGAAGCCGCGCAACAGGGCCTCGAATATGAGGAGGTTCTGGATCAGCGCGCGTATGAGATCCAGATGTTCAACGAGAAAGGAATTCCGCCTCCGCAGTGGGCGGGTCAGCTCGTGGCCAAGGGCGGACTTGCCGACTCGACGGCGCCCGGAGCGACGACGAAGAAGATCAACGCGCAGTCGGACTCCGCAAAACCAAAGAAGCCGACGCCACAATGAACCCGATGATCGCCTATCGGTTTTTTTCGCGTCCGCTTGCGCTTGCGCCAGAAGCGGCGAACGCCATTGCGCAGGCGGCGCAGTATTTGGACGTCTACACTCCAAATGATAAAGCGGACGAGCGGCCTTACGACCTCGTCAACGGCGTAGCGATCGTCTCGATCCGCGGCGTCCTGATGCACTCACAGACGATGATGGGTTGGTTGTTGGGAGGCGAATCGACCTATTCAGGGATCTGGAATTCGTTCTCAGCCGCGATGGACGACCCAAAGGCGAATGCGGTCGCGCTCCATATCGAGTCGCCAGGAGGCGAGGTCGACGGGTGCTTCGAATTGGCGGACGCGATGTACGCGATGCGGGATCAAAAGCCGATTGTCGCGATCTGCGACCCTTACGCTTACAGCGCCGCATACGCTCTCGCGTCAGCCGCCCATGCGGTCTACGTTCCTCGCACCGGAGGAGCCGGGTCGATCGGCGTTATCGCGATGCACGCTGAGCAGTCGAAGATGCTCGCCGACATGGGCGTGACCGTCACCATCATTCGATCTGCCTCCCGCAAGGACGAATTCGGTCCCTATGCGCCGCTTTCCGCAGACGCGAAGGCGCGGCTCCAGGATGACGTCGATGCGATGGGGTCAATGTTCGTCGACCTCGTCGCGCGTAACCGAGGCGTCTCCACGGCTCATATTCGATCGACGAACGGTGGAACATTCATGGGCGCTTCGGCGGTCGAGAACCGTTTGGCCGACGGCATCGCTTCTCCGACCGAGGTTTTTTCTCTCATGATGGCAAGGACAGCAAAGGAACTCAGATGAGCACGCTTCCGAATTTCCCGTGGACCTCACGCTCTCATGCTCAGGCGGACGCATCTCAGTCGGCCCCTTCCCCGACTGCAGAGCCCGTCGAGGCGGTGGCCCCGGAGCCTATGGCTTCCTCCCCCCAGGCTCCGGCGGCTCCCACATACGTCACGAGGGTAATGGGTGGAGAGGGTCGTGTGACCTCGTCTCCGAAGCCATCCGTCATCCGGGCGCGTGAACGTGAGCGCATCAAGGCGATCGTCCTTTCGCCCAATGCAGCGACGAACCCGGTTGCAGCGCTCGAACTCGCGCTTGAGACGAACCTTCCTGCAACGGCGGCTATCGGCATCCTCAACGCGACGGTGGCGGCGTCCTCGTCGTCATCGGCTCCGCGAAGAGACTTGAGCCGCCGCATGGAGAGCGTGGACGTGCCTGCCGTCGGCGCCGATGCTCCGTCGTCGAAGGGAACCGGGAACGATCCGAAGGATGTCGCGTCCTTCATCGTTCGCATGGGACGCGTCCGTCGTGGAGAGCCGGTGGCTTAATTCATGCCGACTCCGCGAGAAAATGAGGAGAAGTCCGACTTCATCTCGCGGTGCGTCAAGGAAGTCATGGACGAGGGCAAGAGCCAGGAACAGGCACTCGGACAATGCTATGGCGTCTGGCGCCAGCATCGAGGTCAAGGGAGTCAAGCCATGTCGCAATATAGCGCCTTCGCAAAGGCATGGGGCGGGAAACCATTCGCCATGAAGGACGAGGGTGAGACCTCGGATGATCGTAAGGACGGCGGTAAGCGGATGGAAACCGACGATCCGGACAAAGACGAACGGGATAAAGGCGGCGACGCCAACCCACACTCGAAAGCTCAGACTGACGACGACGAAAACGACAAGAGCGACGAAGAAGACGAGGACGAGGACGAGGAGTGAAACCGCTTCACGACCTCCACGCGGTCCCACCCGATGAGGTTCTCGGGTCCTCAATGCAGATCCTTGATCTGTCGATGTGGGGCCACGTTGCTGACGCCGAGGCGCTTGTCGCTGGGGTCGCAGCTTGCATCGGTATGACGCGGCTCGGCCCAGCTATTTCCTGGACCAACCCGGATCAGTCCGGCCGCGGCGGCTGGGGAGTGACGACTCTGTTGCGCATCGCCGAGTCGCATATCATCATCGAGACATTCTCGACCGTTCTGACCGCCTACTTGAGCGTTAGATCGTGTAAGCCATTTTCTCCGAGCCACGTCATCGACTACGCAAACGGGTCGGGCCTCATCGTCTGCGATCACGTCGGCAAGATCATGAGAGCCAGCAAGAATGGCTAATATTCTCTCTCAGACGACGATCACGACTGCTGTCACTTCAGCCTTGTCGCCGGTCATCACTTTCTCGCGTCAGCCGCCGCGGCGAGCGACCTTCCAGGCGAATTTCGTCTATGGGTCAAACGGAACCAACGTCACCGCCTATGTTCAGACTTCGTTCGACGGCGGGTCGACTTGGTCCGACATCGCCTGCTTTCAATTCACGACCTCGTCCGCGCGCAAGGCGGCAAACCTATCGTCCGCAACGCCGGTCACGACCTTAGCCTCTCTTACTGACGGATCGCTGACTGCAAATACGTGCGTCGACGGACTCATCGGAGACCGGATTCGAGTAAAGTATTCATCGACGGGAACTTATGCCGGATCGACCAGCCTTCAGATCGACGGCTCGTTCGGGTTCTGATGCAGTGGCGGACTATCGAAATAAGACAGTCTGCGTAGTCGACAATGGGCTCTTCGTAGAGTTGGCGATCACCCTCATTCCGTCTTTCGGTCGGGTCTTCTACTTCAACGAGTGGATGTCGGCCTTCCCGAAAAGCAACTCGACGCTTGTCGGGCAGGGAGTCCCAGGCCTAACCAAAGTCCGGAGTCCGTTCGAGATCGTCGACGACGTGGACCTATGGGTCTTCCCGGATGTCTATTATGGGCCGCTGCAGAAGCATCTCGTCGATCTGGGAAAGCGCGTCTGGGGCGGGCGCATGGGAGAGAACCTCGAGCTCGACCGGGCATGGTCCAAGCGAACGTGCGCCGACGCCGGGATCGACATCGGGCCTTTCAAGGTCATCACCGGCCTTGATGCTCTGAGGGAATTCCTTCGGGAAAATGACGACGTATTCGTCAAGGTATCATTCACGCGGGGCGACTTCGAAACATTCCACGCCCGCAATTATCGCAACATCGAGCCGAAACTCGACGAGCTAGAATGGTCGCTCGGAGCGAAAAAACGGGTTATTGAGTTCGTCGTCGAGGCGGCGATCAACGACGCAGTCGAAGTTGGATACGACGGGTTCTGCATAGACGGAAAGTTCGCTTCGGGCGCCGCCTTCGGTCTTGAGGTGAAAGACCGCGGCTACCTCGGCGAGGCGTTGAAATACGAAGACCTTCCCGAGTGCGTTAAGTCGGTAAACAAAAAACTAGCGCCGATCATGCGCGCGTTCAACTATCGCGGGTTTTTCTCATCTGAGATCCGCGCGACGCCGGACGGGAAGGCCTATCTCATCGACCCGTGCGCGCGCTTCGGATCTCCTCCTGGTGAACTCTTCGAGGCATTCGTCGCGAACTGGTCCGACATCCTCTGGGAAGGAGCAGAGGGTGTCGTCGTCGAGCCGAAATATGTCGGCCGATTCGGAGCGGAGCTACTGCTTCATTCCACATGGGCCGACAAGAACTGGCAGGAAGTCGAGTTCCCGAAGGGGCTGCGAGAGTTCGTCAAGCTGCGCAACCTGACCGTGATCGACGGTCGATACTACGTCGCGCCCCAGCAGGTCGGTCTGCCCGAGATCGGAGCGGTCGTGGCTACGTCGGACACAATGGAAGGCGCGATCCGGCTCGTCCAGGAGCGAGCCGAGAAGGTCAAGGGCTACTACGTCGACACATATCCCGACTCACTCAATGAGGCGGTCGAGGCCTACGAGGCCGTAAAAACCCTCAGAAAAGGAGAATAGTTTCATGGCGCTCACCATCATTCCCTCGGGGAACAACCCGGCTCAGCCGTGGGCTATCTCCGAGACTTTCCTCCCGGATCAGCTCATCGCAGGCGACCTCAAGATCGTGACGGATAGTGTCACCGTCGCGAGCGGAGCCACGCTCAACCGCGGGTCTGTGATGGGGCAAATTCTGTTCGGGACCGCGACCGCGTCGACCGGCAAAGCGTATGCTTCCGGCACGATCGTTGTCGCCGCTCTCCCGTCCTCCGGCGACACGCTCACGGTCAACGGCACCGTCCTCACTTTCAAAACCATGCCGACCGGCTACCTCGAAAACCCGACCGACAACACGCTCTGGATCGTTCCCTGGTCCGCTACGGAGGGACAGCCTGTCGCGCCGTCCTCGACGCTCTATCAGCAGGCCAATCAGCTCTGCGCGTTCCTCAACGCGTCGACCGACACGAACATCTCGAAAATGACCTACACCGTGTCGAACGCCACGATCACGGCGAAGTCGATCGTCATCGGGACCGGAGGCAACGGCTACACACTGGCGACGTCGAACTCGTCGGCGTTCACCGTCCCCGCCAACCTCAGCGGCGGAACGGCGAACACAGGCGCCTCGTCTGTCGGTTCGATCTCGCTCGGGAAATACGCCAAGCCTGGGAACTACACGATCGTCGCTTCATCGACGAGCTCGACCGCCTCGTGCACGGTCACGGGTCCGGATGGCGTGTCGCTTCCTCCGGCTACGGTCGGGACAGCCTACGCCAACTCCGAGATCAACTTCACGATCACCGACAGCAGCACGGCGGCTGCGGATACGTATGTGATCACGTCGAACCCCACCAACGTCGGGCAATGGAAGCTTTCCGTCGCGACCGCCACCGATGGAAGCGAGGTGCCTGCCGGCATTCTCGCGGACTACGTCGACTCGACATCGGCCGCCGTCACCGCTGGCATGTATCTCCAGGGCGAGTTCAACGGGCCAGCGCTCATCTATGACCCGACGTGGACGCTGGCATCTCTCAAGCCGGCTCTGCGGCCTCTCTCGATCTACGTCAAGACCTCCGTCTCGGCGGCCGATCCGGCTTAATTTCGGCAAACAAGTCTAGGCCGCGGCGGCCCGCGGCAGATGAAAGGAGTGAATTATTATGGCAACCACGACCCTCGGGCCGGCCGGAACGAACCTTCCCTATGATACGGCCGTCCTCATTCAGACCGTCCCGAATCTCAAGCGGCCGGTACGGTTTCTGCTCGATCGGTTTTTCCCGAACCAGGTCATGTCCGACACAGAAGAGGTGGCGATCGACGTCGACATCGGCATTCGTCGGATCGCGCCGTTCGTCTCGCCGCTCGTCGAAGGAAAGCTCGTTGAGGCGCGGCGCTACCAGACCAACCTATTCAAGCCGGCCTACATCAAGGACAAGCGGGCGCCTGATCTTCGCCGCCCCGTCCGCCGTCAGATCGGCGAGCGCATTGCCGGCGAACTCACGGGCGCCGAGCGCGAGGCGGCCAACCTTGAATTCGAGCTCACCGACCAGATCGACATGATCACCCGCCGGCTGGAGTGGATGGCGGCCCAGGCTCTTGATAACGGCTCTGTCACGGTCACGGGCGACGGTTATCCGTCTGTTGTGGTCGACTTCGGCCGAGACTCATCCCTCACGGTCGCCCTCACCGGGACAGCCAAGTGGACTGCGGCCAACGTGCTCGCCGGCAACGCGAGCCCGACGAGCAACATCGAGTCGTGGCAGCGGACGATCCTCAAGAAGAGCGGCGCCAAGACGACCGATATCGTCATGACTACGAGCGCTTGGCTCGGCTTCATCTGCGACCCGGTTCTCAAGGGCGCGATCTATTATCCGAAGCTGGGCGACTACGCGAACTCGATCGACCCCGGCGCCCAGATCCAGGCCGGCGCACAATACAAGGGCCGATGGGGCGGATACGATCTCTGGGTTTACAACGAGTGGTATGTCGACAGCGGCACCGAGGGCGGAACGGCTGGAACCGAATACCCGATGCTGACCGATGGAACCGTTATTATGTCCGGTCCGGATATGATGGGAACTCGGGCGTTCGGCGTGGTCCTCGATCCTGCCTTCAATTATGCGACGCTCCCGTTCGCGCCGAAGACCTGGGTGACTGAGGACCCGGCG